CATTCAAAGAGTTATCTGTGCGGTCTGCATTGAATACTTTGAAATTGTGTCGTGATATCGGTAATGGTTGGGAAAAACTTGCTCTATATACAATGACTTTATAGGAGATTAAAATGCGAAGCACAGGAAACAATATGAAAGTATCAAACGTATCGGTAGTGATTGACGATAAAACATTTCAACCACGTTACAAATTTGAAGTTGAATTGACAATTAGTATGGAAAAGAAACAAGATGTTGATGCCTTTCCATTAGTTGCTGAAGGTTTTTATAAGACTTTAGGATATCAAGTATACACAGAATTGATGAAACAAGCTAAGGAAAAAACAGAATAATATGCGATATACGGTTGAATTGTTTTATGTAGTAAAGCCAGTATATATTGAAAAGCGTGAAACTGAGATGGCAGATTATGCTTATGGTCCATTCTCAACATGGCAAGAAGCACATGATAAAATGATAGAACATCAATACTCACATGATAAGTATCGAGTAGTATCACATTTAATTGGAATGGTGGGAACAGTATGAATATTAAATATATTATGTTTATTTATGGAATTTTGTGTACTATACTTGGATTAATTTTCAAAGATAGTCAACACATTATTATTGGTAATATTTGGATGGTAGGATCATTGATTAAGGATTGATATGAAAATCATATGGGAAATAAAAAAGAAAATGACCCTCGAAGCATTTGCAGAAGAAAATGATTTAACTTTTGTAATTGCAGAAAATAATAATGGAGAATATACTGTTGCATTTTCAAATACAGAATTAAAACGTGGTAAAATGTTAATATCTCCACATGGTCGTGGAAAAACATTAGCTGATGCAATTAATATGTATTGTCAAGAAATTTCAAATGAACTGATGATACTTGATGCTTATGATAAAGAAAAACGAAAAGAAATTGAAGTGCCAACAATCACCGGACATAGTATAAGTATTGAAACTTATAAGGATGTTTTGCAAAGTGCGAACTAAATGGATATATCATGTGAGTGGATCAGGTAAAGCATCGTATGGACACCGATGGTTTTCTGGTAAAAAGAATTCTGATGGTAGTTGGGCTAACTTTGTGACTGCTCGAACATTTGCACATGCGTATAGACAATTCAAACGCATTGAAAGTCGTGGTAAATGGGGCAAGTATGCTCAGATTGACTTTCGATATAAAGATAGAGCAGGCAAAAGTCAAGCTATGTGTTTGATGGCAAAGGGATATGATGTTCGTGATACAATGAAAAGGTATATACGATGACTGATGAAGAAATTGAAAAAATGCTTGACGAGATGGGTGAAATGTTCTATACTTTGCCAAATCCTGAACGAGAACCTAAACGCTTTGCGGCTGCCGTCAAGATGTTTAAATATATAGAGAAACAGAAAAATAGAGATCCGTATGAAGAAGCCAATACAATTCATGACCTTACTGATTGATGCTTTAGTCATCATCTGTTATTTTGGTATATTTTCTTCATTAGCGTATCTTTGGTATCTATTGTGTGATAAAATTAAAACCTTTTAGGAGAAGAGCATGGCTAGAAAATTAGCAAAGCGTGTAGAGTATGAAACGAACACAGTAGAGAAGATGCGTCCTATCATGGTAGAATTGCGTCCAGCAACAGAAGTTAGTCACGATAAAATGGCTTTTCGACTAAAACGTAAACAAGAAACTCTTGTCATTGATGTTGAGAGCATTTATAGATTTGTTAAATCACAGGCACTTATTGGTCGTGCCGTTTTGGAGAGTTAGAATGATTAAAGATATTCCTGAAGAAGCATTCGCAGAGTTTGTTCGCAATATTGATGATAAAATTTATGAGATTGCTGTATCTGGTGTAAAAGACCACGGTGTTAGTGCTCCAGAGTTAATTGCAGTTATCATTGGTCGACTTCATGCAATGATGAGCGTGTTATCTAATCAACCAGATGAAGATATGCTTAAGATTTTGACTACGATTACGGAATCAATCTCAATCAACATTCTACACTCAACTGATGAATCGGTAGTACATTAATGAATGATTTAGTAAAAGATAATTTGGTAGTTGATAATTTCATTGAGAACCTACGTCACTATGCTGATGTACAATCTCAAGTTGGTGAACGTGAACGTGCAATTATCGTAAGTAAGGCTGCCAGAATTATTGAGTTACTATCAAATCATTGCATGTCGTATAATGTGGGAATTCCTGCAAAGCAAATTATTAATATTATTAATGAGAAAGTTGTATGATGAACGAACAAATACAAGCCGCATTATTGTTGGCGATTGGTCAACTATCAACTAAAATATACAATGCTGAAAAAAGAAATGAAGCGATTGATGCTTGTAAAAAGGCATTGAATGATGTATTGAATTATCAAGCACCAGAACCTAAATCATGGGCAGATGAAAACGATGCTTGGATTGATTCCGAAGTATATGAGTCAGAAGATAATATATTTTCTGCGGGAATTAGTACATCATTTCATGGTCATTGTATTGAGGCTCATGCTGACACTGAGGAAAAGGCTTTAGATTTAATTATTACAATATTTAATAGTTTGTCGAAAGCACCAACAACACCAGCGAATAAACATGAAAACAAAGTCACTCGATTAGAAGTGATTGATGGAAATGGTCGCTCATATGTTAATACTAAAGTACCATTTCTCGAATTAAGTTATCAAGATGATGGTCGTACATTAAAAATCTTTACTGATGGAGTAAAAGATATTGTATCAACAGAATGGAAACCTTTAGACCGTATTGATTTTATGAATATTATTCCTTCTGGTGTAAAGACTAAGTGTGTTGATAGCTTTCTTGAAGGTGCTGAATGGGCAGAAGATAAGTTAAAGGAAAAGAATTCATGAAAATTGGTATGACTAATGAAAGAGATGCTGAACGGTACAACAATATGTATCACTACAACAGAGGATATTTTGCTGGAGTACACAAAGTCTTGGAGGCATTAAGAAATGCTTCTGGAGTCGATTATGCAAGTTTGAGAGAGCATGTTCACACTAAGTTAGGAATAGTAGATGAAGCACAAAATTAAATTTATGTTGACATTCGTGTATCTTTTTGCTATATTTGTGCCTATTGTAATTTTTAATTTGATTAGACACCCAATTCAACATGTGAAAGATATGCGAGAATTGTGGTTATTTGTGAATGGAATTGATGATGATAATCCACGAGTACGTGCCGAAACGCAAAGCAAAAAAACCTAATGCAAAAACAAAACAGCTTAAAGCTGATTGGGAAAAGTTATTAAAAAAATATGAAATACAATCAAACAAAACTGTTGTATCTAGCAAAAGAGTTACTCATCCTTCTAGCATTCGTGTTCGGAATGGGAATAATCATGTATCTAGTGTCGATACCGGTGTAGGTTTAGCACCAAAGAAAGCCTCTCCTGTGTACACCGGCACTGAATGTATTGGAATTGTTGTTCAACATAAAAGTTGTCTTCAACCAATATTTAATAGACAGAGTGCTGAAGATTCTGCTAACATGAGAAGATAATATATACTGATAAGAGGGAAGAAATCATGGATAAATTTATTGGAATTATGTTAGTGTTGATGATTGCTATATGTGCGATTGGTAGCATATTCACACTCGCTAAAGTCTTAGATGCTAGGTCAATGGAAGTAGAAGTATTCTATGACTGCCGACTAGCAGAAATTTCTCCTGATATTCCATTGAAAGTTAAAGAAGAGTGTCGCCATCGAATGGAAAAGAAATGAAAGTAAAACTTTTATCAGATTTACATTGTGAAGGATGGAAATTTGAATATGAATACACAGATGAAGATTTAGTTATTCTCGCTGGTGATATTCACACACAAAATCGTCATGAAGAAATCATTGACCAGATTCCTGATGATGTGAAAATTCTATTTGTACCAGGAAACCATGAGTGGTATGGACAAGACTTTGATGAAACAAATGAATTCTTCTGTGAACTACAACAAGACCGTGAAAACTTTTACTACTTAGATAATGAATCGATTCAAATTGATGATGTATCATTCTTTGGTGGTACGATGTTTACTGACTTCACATTAGATGACACACCCGGTAAAAGTTTGAGTATTGCTAATACAAATATTGCAGACTTCTATCATATCAAGACTGAAGGTAGAATTTGGACACCTAATGACCACATTGAGCAATTCAATCTGTTCAGAACTAGATTAGCTGGGTGGCTCAGTACAGTTCCAGTCAGAAAAAGAGTAGTTATTTCTCATTTCATGCCAAGTGTGAAATGTTCAAATCCTGTCTATCTAGGATCAAATTTACAACCATACTTTATTCAGAATATGGAAGAATATATGGGTAATGTTGATTACTGGTTCTGTGGACATGGACATAGTTCAGCAGACTTGACAATTAACGGATGTCATGTTATTATGAATCCAAGAGGATATGGTGGAGGCTCTGAAAATAAAGATTTATTTGATGCAAGACACATAATGGAGATTTAAAAAATGTTATATGGACAAACAGCAGTTGATCCTGGTTACAAATCAGCACAAATCGGTCTTAATGATATACGATTATCTAAATCTGATAGTATTCTTGAAGATAGAAAATGTTCTGTCGAAGTATCACAACAAAATATTATGCAGTTGCTTGAATGTTTAGATGCAAATAAAACTAGAATTAGTGAATTAGTTCTTTTATTAGAAACCAATATTGATGGAATATTACGACCATCAACACCAATTGATACTGTGAAAGGTAATGACTATTCATCAGATTCATATATTGGTCGTAGATTGTGTCAAGTAAATTATGATTTAGAATTAATCAAAGACTACTTGATTCAAATTCTGGATCGTGTTAATATCTAAGTAAATATTATGGATAATGATGACATATTAAGAGTTTTACTTGCTGGTGGACTAATTTTAGGATTTGTTTTAATGGATGCATCACATCATGTATTAGATGTATCAAAATGGCACTGTACAGATTGGCAAATTATAAAATTTAAACCAGAATGTCATGTTTATAGTTTAACAGGAACAATACGATGAAAGTTTCAATAGGAAAATATATCAATTGGTGGGGTCCATATCAACTTATGGATCTACTCTTTTTCTGGCACGAAAAGTATGCCTCAAAAGAATTGACCAAACGTTGGGACTACGTACTTCATGACAAACTATCAACATGGTTAGCATCAACATGGTTCGCTAATTTCTGTCAATGGATTCATGATAAGCGTGACCGTAAAGTTAAAATTCATATTGATAATTACGATGTATGGAATATGAATCATACATTAGCACTTATCATTGTACCAATGCTCAAGAAGTTGAAAGAAGAGAAACATGGATGTCCTTGGACTTATCATGAAGACGGTCCTTGGTACTATAAGTTCAATGATTATATGAGTGAGCATAATTGGACCGAAGAAGGTTCATACAGTCATGGTCGTTGGGAATGGATTATGAGCGAAATGATTTGGGCATTCGAAGAAGTCATTAAAGATGATGACTCACAGTATTGGTTAGAACGTGGTGAGATTGATTGGGAAGCTGGTGAAGAAGATGAAAATAACTGTAAACCAATCGTATGGAAGAAAAAAAGTGAAGTACTTTGGGATTCATTGAATGCACATCATAAAGCAATTGATAATGGCTTAAGACTTTTTGGCCGCTACTACAGATCCTTGTGGGATTAATTAAATTATTTTTTAGGAGAATTAAAATTTTTCTGTTCGATGTAGAAACACTAGGAAAAGAAACAAACTCTGTCGTATTATCAATGGCTTGTATTTACTTTGAAGCCAATGATACTCGCACAGTTGAAGAGATGCGTAGAGATGCTTTCTTTGTTAAGATTGATGTTAAAGACCAAATCACACGATTGAAACGTAGTGTTACGAAGTCTACTATGGAATGGTGGGCAAAACAACCTAAAATCGTTAGAGATAAGTCAGTAAACGTCAAACCTGATGATGTTAAGATTGAAGATGCTATCGAAATGTTTCGTGCATATGCTAACAAACATGATCCAGACAAGAAAGCAATCGTTTGGGCACGTGGTAATCTGGATCAATTAATACTTGATGCAGTTGAAGAACAATTAGGTGTAGAGCCAGTGTTCTTTTATAATCGTTGGCGTGATGTTCGTACTGCTGTTGACTTCATCACTAACTCAACAACAGGTTATTGTGATGTAGACTTTCCTGGATTTGATCCATACATACACATATATAAACATGATCCTGTCGATGATTGTGTTTACGACATCATGATGTTAGTACATGGCAAAAATAAGGAGTAATATTAAATTATTGTGACATTTAGATATATCATCTAAATATTCAAATGACACCTAAAACTTACAAAACTATCTGTGTATCTGATGTTCATTTAGGAACAAAAGATTGTAAAGCAGAAAATCTAAACAACTTTCTCAAACATAATACATGCGAGAATCTATTTCTCATTGGCGATATTATAGATGGATGGAAGATTCAACAGAATAAATGGAAATGGCGCCAAAGTCATTCTAATGTTATTCGTAGAATATTAGGTTTAGTGAAGCATGGTACTCATGTCACATTCGTCACTGGCAATCATGATGAATTTTTGAGACCATATGTTCGTGATGGTTTTTCTGTAGGCAACATTCGAATAGTCAATCAGGCAGAGTATCGAAGTCTTGATGGTGATTTCTTTTTAATCACGCATGGTGATATGTTTGATGGCATCACAAGACTTGCACCATGGATTAGTTTCTTAGGTGACAAAGCATATGACTTAGTATTATGGATCAACACACACTACAATTGGTGGAGACACAAGATGGGCTTCGGTTACTGGAGTCTATCACAATATCTCAAAGTAAAAGTTAAAAAAAGTATTGACTTTATCTTTAAATTCGAGCATAATATCACTTCATATTGTGCAAGACATAACTATGATGGTGTTATTTGCGGTCATATTCATAATCCAGAGATTAAAACTGTCAATGGAATGATATACATGAATGATGGTGATTGGGTAGAGAATTGCTCTGCATTAGTTGAACATCATGATGGTCGTTGGGAAATTATTTACTGGACACAAATCATATGAAAGTTAAAAAATTAACTAGAAAAATGTATCGTGCTTGTCTTGCACATGATACTAAGAAAGAAAAGATTCTTTGGTTTAAATTACTCAAGAAGAGTCTTAAGCACAAGAAAACTCATATTATTAACTAGGAATTATTATGCCTAAATTTGAAGTGAATTTTGTATCATCATTCTATCATTCTGTTTATGTTGAAGCAGAGACTAAAGAGCAAGCAGAAGAACTTGCTAAAGAAGAAGATTATGTACAAAAACATATCTCAGAGAATGTCATTCAAGTCAAAGAACTGCCAGAAGGTATGGAATGGAAGGACTGGTGGGATCAAAAGCACGATGAAGGAATGTGGTAATGTGGAAGTATTGGTGCAAAGCACTCGGTAATAAATCGTTTGAAGAACCTGATGATGCAGATGTTGTTGCATGGATCCGTACAGGAATTGTCTTCATATATATTGTAACAAACTTATTCATCATTGCAGGTATCTTACATCACTGGTAAACTATGCTATCTATATATCATTATTACACTACTAAACGTAGACTATTTGAATCTAACAAAACAATCCAAATGCTAGGCGGTGAAAACGAATCACCACCAATGATATTAGCACAAAGAGATATGATTCAATTCGAACTAGAATATTTTAAAGATGACATCAAATGGTGTCTATTAAAATGGGCAATCACTATCGGATTTGCGATAGGAATATTTCAATTATACACTGAGGGATATCTATGAGTACTGCTAAGAAAGAAGATTTTAAAATGAGTAAACAAACCAAAAGAATTTTGGCTACTTTACCAAAAGATGAACAACCGGTTTTTAAGAAGCACATGATTGATGCTGAAAGAAGTTTCAATAGTCATGATTGGGCTATATTAGGTGGTCGTGGTGACAAAGAAAAAGGAGAGTAATATGGCGATATTTATTGAAGTCCATTCAGTCGAGAAAGCAGTTTCAGTTATCATTAATCTTGATGCAGTCATTGAGATAGCACCATGGCGTGAAGGTGGTACTGTATTATTCATTCAAGATGCAACAGTAGCAGGTGGTCGTGTAGCATATCGTGTGACTGATTCATATGAGCAATTCAAACAATTCGCTATGCTACCTGTATCAGCAGAAGACATCGCTAGACGTTTTCCTAAAAAACAATTGTTGAATGAGTCAGCACCAGTGAATGATATCTTTGAGGGTGAAGAAAAATTACCAACTGATGAAACACCTAATGAAACTGTGATTAAAAAAGAACGTGCACCAAAAATTCCTAAGTTTGTTAAGTGATATATTTACAATTATTGAAATGATATTTTTTTGAATTGCCAGGATCACAAGATTTATTGCAATGAGGACATGTAAGTTTTATTCTATTTAATGCTTTTTGTCTTTGTTTATTTTTACAATCTTGTGATTTTTTCTTTCCATAATGAGGACTTAATATACCAGTTTTACCATACATAGGATTTTTTTCGCCAGAATGTTGGCCCTTTCTACTTTCAGAGATTTTTCTTTTTGATTCTTCTGAGTACTTTATGCCAATTCGACTTTTTCCTATTTTAATTTTGGTTTCTTCTGTATGTTTTAGTCCAAACCAAGGATGCAATTCTCCAGCATTATCTGATGTATATTCAAAATGTAAATCTTCAATTTGAATTTTTTTATATTTTGTATTAAATATTGAACTTAATGTTTGGTTGATTTTATCAAATGATTGATTTGATATTGTATAAATATTCATGCTGACATTCCTTTGTAATGTTAGAGTATGTGCAGAGTGCAATCTGGCGACATACTACTATTTATAAGATTTAGGAGAATTAAAATTTTTATCCTCGCCATAGACCCAGACGGGATCTCATTAGCATGGTGTTTACGTTGCGTAAATGCTGGTCATACAGTAAAAATGTTCACCAAAGGCTCTAAAGCATCACATATTGGTGATGGATTGATTGATAAAGTTACCAACTGGAAGCAGTACATGAATACTGCTGACTTAATTTTTGTAGCGGACAATTTAGCCTACATGGATGACATTGAGCCATACAAGAAAAAAGGTTATCCTGTCTTTGGTCCAGGTAAAAAGAATGCTAATCTAGAATTAGACAGAATGTATGGTCAAGAAGTGATTGAGAAGTTTGGTGGTGAAACAATTCCATCACACAAATTCACTAACTATGACCAAGCAATTGCATTCGTCAAACAGAATCCTAAACGTTGGGTATCTAAACCTATCGGTGAAGAAGAAGATAAGAGTCTCAGTTATGTTGCTAAAGATGAAGCAGACATGATTGGTTTCTTAATGAAACGTAAAGAAAAAGGTAAGAAAGCGGCACCATTCATTCTTCAAGAATTCAGACCAGGTGTTGAGTTCTGTGTGACAGGAATGTTCGGTCCAGGTGGTTGGTCCAAATATTGGTTCGAAGGTTTTGAACACAAGAAGTTGATGGACGGTGAACTTGGAGTCAACACAGGTGAGATGGGTACAGTCATTCGTTGTACGACTGAATCTAAACTTGCTGATATGTTGATGCGTCCAATGGAAGACCATCTCCATGAGATTGGTTATACTGGATGTCTAGACATGAACGTGATTGTTGATGAAAAGACTGGTGTACCATATCCTATGGAATGGACAGCACGTCCTGGTTGGCCCGCATGGACAATCATTCAAACATTGATTGATGGAGATCCTGCTCAATGGATGAAAGACTTGCTTGATGGTAAAGACACACTAAAAGGTATTGAAACAGTATCATCTGGTGTTGTTATCATGAACTCAGACTTTCCATTCAATAGTAAAGATGAAGAATCATATCTAGACTTCCCTATCACAACAGGTGATGCTGACATTGACCATGTGCATCCATGTGAAGTTAAACTCACTAAGACTGTACAGATGATTGATGATGTATTAGTAGAAGATATTCCTGAATGGGGAACATCTGGAAATTATTTGTTAATTGTGACTGGACTAGGTGATACAGTATCAGAAGCATCTAAGAATGCATATAAAAATGTTAAAGAAATTAAAGTTGGTAATGACATGGGATATCGTAAAGATATCGGTGAAAAATGTGAAGATTTCTTGGCTAAACTTCACAAATTAGGTTACGCAAAAGACTTTAAATACTAAATTGAAAGTTATATTATGAGCATCACTACAGATAATGATATGGAATTTTGGGGTGGAATGTGGCAAGACACTAAAAAGTCTAACTACATTCCAGGTCAACTTGAAATAAAATTCTTTTTTCCTCTCACAGAACAAATCCCTCTAGACTTAGATTACGAAGAATCTAATGCTTATCATCGTAACAAAATAACAACAGCAGTACCATCCATCAATGGATCAGTTGGTCAAACAATTGCATTTAGTCAACCACAATCATGGACAACTGCAACAATTCATGGTGAGATTGAAACAAAGAAAATTTCAATTGTTCATGACAAAAAGCCTAATTTTGTAGTAAGATTTCTTTACAAGATGTTAAAAATCAATTGGAAAATATAATGAATAAAAAAATTAAACTATATCTTGATATGGATGGTGTATTGTGTGACTTCACTAAAAGATATAAAGAAATTTTCAATGTTAGTCCAGACGAAGTTTCTAGAAATAGAAAAGAATTCTCTAATAATTGGACAACTTTTTGTGAAGGTGGATATTTTTCAACATTAGAACCACATCCTGGTGCTGGACTATTACTTCAAGGCATCAGTCGATATGAGAAACTATGTGATATTGAAATTCTTTCATCAACTGGTGGTGAGAAATTTCATAATAAAGTTTCATATGATAAACGTAAATGGCTAGATACATGGAGAATAACATACAAACCTAATCTAGTTCCCGGCAGAGGAAAGAAAAAAGAGTTTGCAGATGGATATAGTATTCTGATTGATGATACTCCAGATGTAATCGATGCATGGAAAGAAGCAGGTGGTTGGGGAATTCTCTATGATGGAGATGTTGACAAAACTATAAATGAGGTGTATGCTATCATCTTTGTCATGCTTTTTGAGGATAATACCAAAAATGCCGATTGAGAATTGGTTTCCAACACCAATTTATTATTATGATTTCGATGAATCTCAAGAAAAATATCAATTAATTCAAAATGAAATCAAAAAACTAATACCAAAGTATAGAAAATTAAAATCTATTCCTTGGGATACTGATATGATGTATGCGACAATTAATAGCGGCAAGAATTTTGTAGATGAAACGATTCATTTTAAAAATTATATTCTTAATCATGCAAAAATATATTTAAATCACTTAAATGTAAATTGTAATTTAATCATATCTGAGAGTTGGATAAATTTTGGTAAAAAGAACACATATCAAAATTTCCATACTCATATAACTACATCACTAAGTCCAAAATACCTAACAATTAGTGGATGTTATTATTTTAAAACAAACAATATTGATGGGGATTTAATATTTAAACCACCAAATTCACAATATTCTATTGACAGCCTCAATATTAATACTGTATCATATAAACCATATGAGGGCAGAATTGTTTTATTTCCTTCTAGTTTAGAACACTGTGTCACTATGAATAAAACAAATTCTGAGCGAATATCTATTGCATTTAATATTGAAATGAGAAAACTGTGAATATATTTTATCTATCAAAAGATCCTAAAGAATGTGCTGAAATGCACAACGACAAACATGTCGTAAAAATGATTCTTGAGTCTGCTCAACTACTATCAACTGCTCACCGAATTCTCGATGGTGTTCAAGTTGATGGTGTTTCTGCATCTGGACGTAAAAAAACAGTATGGAAATTATCTGACTATAGAGACACAAATCTATATTCTGCCACACACATCAATCATCCATCAGCAGTATGGGTTCGATTAGATGCTCGAAACTACACATGGTTACATAATCTATTGCAAGAATTATGTTCTGAATACACATATCGCTATGGTAAAGTACACAAATGTCAAGAAACTGGTCTTGTGTCAATGCTTGGTATTGTTCCACGCAATCTAATGAAAGCATTTCGACCAGATATTCCATGTCAAGATCCACCATGTGCAATGCCAGATGACTGTAAAGTTCCTGGTGATGCTATTCAGTCATATCGAAATTATTACAATAAATACAAAACACATCTTGCGACTTGGAACGGTAAAGTGAATAGTCGTGCAACACCAACTTGGTACAATGGAGTAAATAATGCCGTCATATGATTTTCGCAATAAAGAAACGGGTGAGATTGAAACTCACACAATGTCATACAAGCTACTGGACGAG